AATTATTTCTTGACATCGGAATCTCCGTTGTTGGATTACGGCTCCGGGCTTGTGCGGTGGACGCGAACCTACTGCCAGAAACCCGCCACTCGATATGAGGCTACGTCATTACGTTACGTGTTCCCAGGATACAATCTCGCCTATGTGGCCGCAGGCAATACAACCGGCATCACGGAACGACTGGCTGGCGATCAAATCGCAAGCTGTCAACTGCAATACGACTATTACCTCATTGGCGCGTCGGGCGCGGGACTCGCAACGCCGGATTACTCTTCGTTTCTCAGCATACCGGTAGTCTCGCGGCAACGGTGGGGCTACAATGCGTTCAACGGCGCGTTCAACATTGGATTTGTTGACTTGACACCGCCGATGCTTTGGGACGCCGGTCTGTCCGCTATTTTTCCCAACGGCACGACTGGAACCTACAACGGCGGCGCGTCGTTGACCGCCGCCGCCTATCTCGCCCTTGTGTCGGCCGGCTCGACATTCGTTGCCGAGGACTCGATCATCTCGCGATGGCAAGGGAATATTTTCCAGCGTGTCACTAAGAATATTCAGGCGAAATAATCTTTGATGGTAAAATGTCCGAAGGAACCCAATCGACTCCCGATAACGCCGGGGTGCAGACGACTCCAATGAGCGCCGGGACCGGCTTGCCCGTGTTCCAGGCTCGCGGGCGCCCGTCGATTTTCAAAATCGAGGACATGAACCGGCTTGTCGCCGCGATCAACAATTTCCTCAAACTCAAGGTCAACATCGCCTCCAACGTTGGTCTTGACGGCACGATCTCGACTCCGTTCGGAAACCTGACCCTCTCGGAAGATGGCGGTGCATTGAACCTCTACATTCCGCTGTCAGGCGGCGGCTCTGGGGGCACCACCGTCCAGCCGATGACGGTGGTCAGTCAACAAGACAACTGGCTTACATGCACTTTCGGAGACGGTTCTCCGGCCGGGGCAACGACCTACGTCGCCAAACCTCACCTACTTCAACGCGCGACTTACGACGGCCTCACCGAAACTCTATTTGACGGACTGGCTCACACGTTCTCTTATCACGGTGTCAACACAAGGACTAACACCGTGACGCTCGAAGGAACGTCGGTCGGATTCGAGGAAGTCATTTCATCGGACTACCTGGTCGGGCAGGTCATTCAAGCCTATCAGCCTGTGGGCGGCACTGGATTTACGACGGGCGGCAACGCGATTGTATGGCAGGATAGCAACGACGGCGCCCGCGATTGGGCAACGCAATTTACGTCATGTATACAAATCAGCGGAACATTTTACAGCGGATTCCAACTCGTGAAGGGCGGGGCATGGTATCCGAATTCGTTATGGTAAGAACCGCGCTCGCCATTAAACAATACGAATAATTGACATGGGTTTGATTTCCAGAATTGTTGGCGGAAAAGGCGTGTGCGGTTGCCCTCTGGCGTGCAGTCAGGCGAGCGGATTTGTCGGAAATATCACGACGCCGCCGGCGACCGCATCCGTCGGGGACGCCGGAGCTATACGTGACTGGCTGAACAATCTCGCGAATATTCCGTGCTCCATGTGGTCTGAACTTGGCATCGGAGCCGAACAAGAATGGATTTCCGCCTGGGCCACAGTGTCAACAACTTCGCCTACTTCGGTCACTAATTCTTGCGGGTTTGATAATTTGCCGGGCGGAAGCGCTTACGCTGTTCAAGGGACTTACACGGTTCTAGTTTCGGTTGCAGGCACATTGGTAGATTATGTGGCGAATGCATCGAATGGATTTTTTATCACGCCTGATTCGACGGCTTACGTTGTCGGAAAATGGTGCAACGCAGGCTCAGACCCGTTTGCCTATCAGGCTTCATGCTCTCTGACCGGAGATCCGATTGGGGGTTGTTATCAATATTATATTCCTGCCCCGGCTACCGGCTTAGTGAACCTTATATTTTACCCGCCGAATACCACGAATTCGTGTTATAGCGCGGTCTATGGCCTCGTGCCCGTCACCGATCCCGGAAATTATTATGGCGGCACGTGGGCTGACTTGTTATCGTTCTGCGCGGCCAATCCAACGCAGTGTCCAAATAATTTCACAACACCATCGGCCTGCCTATCACCAGATCCATTCTTTGGCTCAAGCCCCCCATAAACATGTGGCACGACTTTGACATTGAACTTTTGCACTGGACAGCTAAAGACCGTCGCGCTGGATACCTTGACGCGATCCTCAAGGCCGGTCTGCAATACGGGCCGCCGCGTCAAGTGCGAGGAAAAATGTGGATTCGCGTCAGTCAAGAAGACAAAGACAGGATCACCGATCAATTCAATCGCGCAGCGCCCGTCATCCAGTCCTCAAGACTTACACCCGGACTCGGAGACGTGATCGCAAGAGTCGCAACGCCCGTCGCCAAGATGCTGAAACTCCCATGTGTTGACAGCGGTGCCGTGCCGCCCGGCTCGCCGTGCGATCAACGACGCAAGGCGCTCAACTCATTCGGCCGCAAGATCGGACTCTGATGACGCCACACGCCTATATGCCCAATAGCTCGCCAAGGAATCTCTTTGAGCGACTGGCCATCGCTGGTTTCGGGGCGTAGCGGGGTGTCTTTATGAGCGAACTTTCTAGCGATTCTGCGAATGTTGGCATGGAAAATGAATCGTCCGCAAGTACGGATGGGGGGCAACGGGACGTTGATATGGATGGGGGGAAGGCTGCTAAGGTGTCAAGGAAAAAATCGTTTAAGCCGATTTATTTTTTTGCGCGAGAAGCCGCGTTACATTTCGGAGTCGCGGAAAGAACGTTGTCCGATAAATTGAGGACATTGCCGAGCGCGGATGGCAAATGGAGTATCAGGCAAGTATTTGAAGTTCTGACTGACAGTTCGCGATTTCAGGCTGCGGAATTGAAGATCAAGGAAGAGACTGCGCGAGAGAAAGAACTTGCCAACAGGCAGACCGAACGGGAATTGATAACGCTGGCCGAAGCGGAGAATTTCATTCGAGACAACTTTGCACCTCGCCGGGAATTCATGGTGAGCCAGGCGGGCCGGCTGGCTGCGCTGATAAACCCGGCGGACCCGGCGCACGCCCGCGCGATTTTGGAAAAGGATTGCGACCAATACTTGACGTTCAAACAAACATATCCTGCTCGTGGAACTGGAAACCCAACAGATTAGGCTCGGCTATTGTCTCCACGATTCGGAGCCTGACCGTCCGACGATGCCGCCCGCTGTTTGGGTGCCGAAATTTATCCGGTTTGACGAGCCGGAGAATCACGGGTCGTTTCAAATTGCTGGCCGTGAATATGTGGTTGACATACTGAACTTGTGGGCGAACAGGAATAAACGGGATGTAGTGTGGGTCAAGGGCAGTCAGCTTGGCGGGACGTCAACAATTATGGCGGGCGCGGCTTGGGCGGCCGTAAATGATCCAAGGCGTTTCCTGTGGGTGTACCCGTCCGGGAACCTTGGGGATTCGTTTGCATCGACGCGGTGGATTCCGATGTTGCGTGCCAGTCAGCCGACAAAGGACTTGATCCCCACCGGCGCGGAGCGACACCAATTCAAGACGGCGGAACAGCGTGTCGGGGGGGCCCTGTTCAATTTCACCGGGAGCAATTCGGCGGCGGGGCTGTCGTCGCATCCTTGCGGTAAAGTTATTCTTGACGAAGTTGATAAGTATGGCCAGGTGATAACCGGCTCCGAGGCAGACCCGGTGGATTTGGCAGAGCAGCGGACAAAGAATGCGACGGACCCGCAGCGGTGGAAGTTCTCAACGCCGACGCTGTCCGAGGGGTTGATTTGGATTGAATATCTCAAGGGAGATCAAAGGCGATACGACGTTCTGTGTCCTGTGTGTACAAGCCTCCACGACAGGCGCATCCTTCTGGCGTGGTCTGACAATTATACGATCATGCCGAAGACTGGGCGCGAGGCGTATGTCGTTTGGGACAAAGAGGCGCGTCGACAGAATGGCACATGGGACCTTGATCGCGTGCATCGATCAGCACGGTTCCGTTGCCCGCATTGCGGCGGCGACATTGAGGACTCGAAGAAAACGTGGATGAATCGAGGCGGTGTATGGACGCCGACGAACCCAAACGCAGCGGAGACATTCGTTTCGCTTCAATTGTCAAGTCTATATGCCTGCACGCCAAACACATCGTGCGGTTCGCTGGCCGTCAAATTCCTGGAAAAGAAAAAATCTCTTGGCGGCCTCCAAGGTTTCATCAACGGAGATTTGGCAGAGCCGTTCGCGTCCCAGGACACCCAAGGAAAGAGGACCGAGCGAATCGTTGAGCAGATAACGATTGTTGACAATTCGGTAACACTGCTCACTGCTGACGTGCAAGCCACATCGCCTCAATTTTGGTTTACCGTGTGCCGATGGACGCTCGCGGGTGTTACCGTCATTGACGCTGGAAGTTGCGAGACGGTAGAGCAACTGCGAGACAAGCAGATTGAGCATGAAGTTGCCGACGTTGGAGTTATGATTGACTCTGGATTTGGAGCCAGGTCTGATGCTGAAGTGTACCGTAACTGCGCCCGCTTCGGGATTATCAACGAGGATTGCGACCCGCCGACACATTGCGGCTGGATGCCGGCCAAAGGCCAGCCGTCGCGCAAGACCTGGAAGGATGAAAACGGGGACGCCGCGCCATATTTTCTCCGGGCCATTGATCCGTTTCGCGGCACAGATAAGGCAGGGCAAATCGAAATGTCGCTATTTGAATTCGCCGGGGATTATTTCAAGGACATCCTGGCCGAAATCCGAAAAGGGGGCGGCCCGTATAAATTCGAGGTTTTGCAATCCGTCGCCACGGAAACCTTCTGGCGCCATATGGACTCCGAGATAAAAAAAACAATCGAGGGTGCCAACGGGCGAAGTTCCGAGCAATGGCGGCTGCGCTCCAAACATTGGCCGAATCATATATTTGACTGCGTTATAGAAAATATGGCACTCGCTAACTTTTTTAACCTTTTGAAAATCGAATGAAACCCACCTTGACTCGAAAAGAAATGGCCGAACTGCTGAAATGCTGCACGCGAACAATCGCCCGGCGGGAGCAAACTTCCCTCGCGGGCTTCCGCGTGCCGGGCATCAAGCCGGCCCGATACAGCGCGGCCAGGCTTCGGTTTTTGCTTCGTTACATCAAGCAAGACGCGCCTTGACTGTCCCGCTATGCCCTATTGTCAATAACAGGTAAACACCCCATGTTTTCGGTTAGTGATAACCGCGCTGACGAAAACGGGAATTTTGAGAACGGCCTATTACCAGGCCATCGCCGCCGCGATCAGCCTGTTTCAGCGCATTGTAGTCGAGCATGAAAAATCGTTCTCGGATAACTGGCAAGGCATGACAGTTATGGCCACCAGCGGAAACGGCAGATCGACAACTCTATTTTCCCCCGACAGATTCAAGGCTCGCACGCGCGATGAGACGGCCGATTTGTGGGAAGAAATCATTCAGCAATACCAGACGGCGCTCGCGACCCTCGGCATCTCGCAGCCCGCCATTGACGATACCAGTCAAGACTTGAATATTTTCAACACCATGCTTGCCTCGGACTGGGCGCAGGACATCACAAGTTACAAGGACGATTTCACCGTCATCCGGTATCCGACCTATGGGCCTACTCAATAAAATTATTGGAGCCGTCACCGGATGGAGCCGCCGCATCAAGCGCGAGGTTGAAGCGCGATACGAGGCCGCGTACCAGCAATGGGGCCAGCGGTCGTTTATTTTCGGCACGCGCCAAGACGCGCGATTCGATGCCGATCCGTCGGTCCGCAAGGAGCTTGTGCGGCGACATCGGCAATGGACTGTCAACAACGGATTTGTCAATCGCATTCGCAATCTTAAAATTCAATTCGCCGTCGGCGTCGAAGGGTTGACAGTGGTTCCGAATTCCAGCAATGAAGATTGGAATGAAAGCCGTCAAATAAGCTGGCGGCAATGGTGTCAGAAGCCCGAAATCGGAAGCTCGTGTACCATGGGCCAGCTTCATCGGCAATGGGAGGGAATTCTATTTGACGACGGGGAGTTTTTCGTCGTAAAGCAATCCCGCCTCGACCCGTCCGGGCAGATGATCCCCGCCATTCAGACGATAGAGGAACACCGCGTTTACACCCCGCGCCATCTCGCCTCCCAAGAGGGGAAAACTATTTTTGACGGAATTCAACTTGATGGCCTTGGAAACCCTGTCGGCTATTGGATTCGCAAGGCTTTCGATCAGACGGAACTCGACTTTTTTCCGGCCGAGGACGTAATTCATGTTTACAAGCATCGTCGTCCGGGCTTGCTTCGCGGTCTACCGGAAGGCTATTCGGTTATGAACGATCTCCACGACATGGACGATTGGCAGTTGCTTGAAATGCAGGCGTCCAAGGCGGCGGCGCGGATTACGAATGTCGTAACGAATGCCAGCGGGACCGCCAATCCAAAGACCATGCGTCGGTCGATGCTGAACATCCAAACGAATAACGCCGACGGCCAGGCGGTCACAAAAAACACGAGCGAATATTACAACGTCACCCTGGGCGGCGATACCGTCGTCCTGCGCAAGGGAGACGACGTAAAGCAGTTTAAAAGCGACCGTCCTTCCGTCGTAACTCAACAGGCTTGGGACAACGTGCTGTCAAAAATATGTTGCGGATACAACGTGCCAAAGCTTCTTGTGACTCCTTATTCTTTACAGGGCACCGTAACGCGGGCGGACCTCGACATTTGCACAAACGCTTTCCGGGAAGACTTCGAGATTATCCGATGGGTTGTCGAGCAGATTTATCAATGGCAGACTAAATGGTCTGTGGAGTTTGATCGCGCGATGGACGGAAAACCGCCCGCCGATTACCTCGAAAACGTCATCCGCCCTCCTCGAGCTCCGAATGTGGATGTCGGAAAGAACGGCGCTAATGAAGCTCTGGAATTGAAAATCGGCACAAGGACGTATCAGGATATTTTTGCGGAGAGAAACCAGGACTGGCGGTCCCAACTTCGTCAGGCTGCGGAATCGGCCGCTTACCTTCACGCGCTGGCAAAAGAATTTGACGTCCCAGTCATCGAAATCGCCAACAAACTCCAGGTCGCAATCACAGATAAAATCGCCGACGCAGTGAATCCCGGAGACGCCCAACAGGGCGAAGAAAAAACAGAGGACGCCACAGCATGATTAAAGTTGTCGCATCAGCAAATGACGGCCCCGCCGAAATCGTCGTGTCCGGCGAAATTGGGGACTGGGGGACGCGCGGAAAGGATATTCGCAATGCACTCTCAGGAATCCCGAAAGGAAAAAAAATCAATCTCCGATCAAACAGCGTCGGAGGCAGCGTCGGAGAATCTCTCGAAATGTATCACGCCGTCGCCGAAAGGGCGGCAGACGTCACAAGCTTCATCCACGGTTACGCGCTCTCGGCTGCTTCCATTTTCCCGCTCGCGGCCAGTCGCGTTGTCAGCC